TTGAAAGCCTATGTGGGAAAAGAATATTACACTGAAAAATGGCAAGAAACTTGTCGCATGGCTATTGACGCTTTGAATGGACAAGCAGAGCCTGTGGTGCATGGGGAGTGGTTACCTGCTGGGCGAGGCATAAGGGCATGTAGCCGATGCAATCACGGAATACAGGAGCATATGGTTTGCGTCAATAAGCATTGTCCCAACTGCGGAGCAAAGATGAAAGCAGGTGGTCAGAATGAGTAAAACACTCACCCCGGAGGACGTGAGGAAAATACAACAACTCCGGGCTCAGGGAATGCTACTGAAGGATATTGCGAAGGTAACAGGGTTTACATATAGCACAATCCAAAGGCGCATAGAACCCAAAGCATACGAAGAGGATCCCAATTGGCACAAGAAAAGGCACTGGCCGGAATGGGAACAGTGGAGGAATCTACATAAACGGTACGGCAAACGTGCAGGAGAATAAACCCACACAAATAGTGTGGAATCCCAACGATCAGTGTGGATTTTTGGTGGAAAAAGTGAGGGTAAGGAGGTAATTGCAAGTGGAATTGAAATATCTGACCGAAAAAACGTTAGAGCTATTTAATGTCCAGAACACGGACGAACTTTCGGGCAAATTATTTGAAACTGTGAAGGGTAACGACCGCAATTCTTATCATCGATTTACGATGTTGGTAGAGGGTGATTTATCTGTAGACTGGCTACAGAAGATATATCAATACTATCAGGCCGATAGAAAAGAGAAGATGCAGGACTATACACCGAAATCCCTTGCCACTTTTATGGGTAAACTGGCCGGGGAAAGTAAAACCGTAATCGATATGTGTGCGGGGAGTGGTGCTTTGACAATCCAGAAGTGGAACCTCAATCATGATTTGGAGTTTGTGTTGTATGAGTTCGACGAAAATGTGATACCGTATCTGTTATTCAATATGGCAGTGAGAAACATATCGTGCGCGATTCATTATGCTGATGTGCTCCAGATGGAGATATTCAAATCATACCGCATCCGAAAAGGTGAAAAATACGGAATATTCGAGGAGATGACAAATGGGAACAGCATTGATATCTAATCCACCTTATAACATGAAATGGCGACTACCACCTTTCGCGCAGATTCAAAAAAGGTTCTATGATTACGAATTGCCACCGGAGAGTAACGCAAATTATGCTTTTATCTTGACGGCTCTGTCATTGATTGATGATAAGGCGGTATTTCTCTTGCCCTGCGGCGTTCTGACGACGGAAAATGCGCAGGAAAAGACAATAAGAAAGCACCTTGTCGATAAAAATCTGATCGAGGCTGTAATAACCTGCCCAGATAAAATGTTTGAGGCAACAAGCATTCCAACCTGCATTATTGTTTTCAATAAATCGAAGAAAACGACAGATATTGCGTTCGTGGATATGAGGCAGCAGTATACTGTTGAGCAGAGAGAGCAGAATGGTCAGTTTGGCGGGAAGTCACATACGAACAGAACGTACGTGAAAGAGGTAAAAGTTTTTTCTGATGAGGACATGAAAAAAGCGATTACAGCCATTAAGGACCGGCAAGACGTCAAGGAGTTCTCGAGAACAGTATCCTATCAGACGGTGGCACAAAATGACTATATGTTGACACCGGCGAGGTATTTGGCATTTGCAGAGAGGGAGATCACGCACAGACCATATGATGATATAGTGGCTGATTTGAACAGGACGATAGCAGACAAGAATCTGCTTAAACTGACGGTCAATGAGACGATTGCAAAGAGTCTGGGGCTATACGAATTTGGGATGATGCAAAAGCAAGCGCGAGAGAACGCTAAAGCGATGAATGATGGTGTTGGCAAGTTGCTGGGATGCGAGATACTGGTCGATGATTACATATCACTGACCAAGAATAAGGGCGAGATAAAATTCGAGAACAACAGCAAGGATGAATTATCGACAATATTTTTGAGCATTTTGCAGATGTATAAGCAACATCTCATTTATCTCAACGCACAGGAAAATAGATACTTAGCCGAGCTGAGGGATGCGATGCTTCCGGATTTGATGAGCGGAAAATTGAGCGCGGGAAAGTGTGGGTACCCACACGGATAGTGTGGATTTCAAGAGAATATCAAGAATCATATTAACATAGGCCGCCGACTGCCAAGTGTCGGAGAAAGAAGGTAAAAATGAAAAAGAGACTGAAACTGATTTGTATCCTGATGTGCTTGGTGCTGTTAGCGCTCTGCACGACAGGGTGTGATTACGAAGTAGCTTCCACCGGAAGCGAACAGGACAAAACCAACACCATGAATGCAGCCAATACGTTGCAGGCTAATCAGCCGACACCGACGGATATCAATTATTCGTTGGAGCGGTATAACCTGATTCGCCGCACCTACTGGGTAAATGGTCAGAGAGAAAAGGCAAACTCTCTTGTATGCGAAGTGGAGAAGCCGCCAGCTACAATGAATTTGTTTTGAAAAACAGCTACGTGTGGGATGGAAACGTCCCCGCGGATATAAGGGCAAAACTGCCGTATATCGAGTAACTTAGGAACGATTTACACGATTCTTGATATTGATCATGTGGCAGCAGCCGGGAGGTGAAACGAATAGACACAGTCGAAGAGAAAAAAGAATATCTGAAATCCTACCGTGAGACCAAATACGATATTGAATCCATCAGAGAGAGCATTAATGAACTGCGCTCAAACAGGATGAACCCATCGCTGGGAAAGCAGGATGGAATGCCGCGAGGAAATGGCAGCAGTGATTTATCTGGATATGCTGTCCAATTGGATGAACTGGAACGGATGCTGCGCACAAAGATAAAAAAGTCGGTGATTCTGTTGATTAGGATTACGACCGAGATCAACGAGATGGAAAGCGTAACAGAACGATCCCTGCTAAGATATCGGTATATCTGCGGACTGACGTGGGAGCAGATTATGAGGAAAATGGATTACAGTTGGGGTCAAATACATAACATCCATCGCAAAGCCTTGCAAAATTTCAAAAAGAGTGTATAGAATTGTACACTTGACTTGTGATAGTATTATACTGCGAGGCATCGGAGAAAAGTTCCGGTGCCTTCTGCACTTCATGATTAGCCTCCGGCCAGCGGTGAAACCCAGACGTTGGCGAAACGTGGTGTAGCTCAGCAGGGAGAGCGGCGGCGAAAAGTCCCGCGGGCGTTGGTTCGAACCCAGCCACCACGACGAAAGTAAAGGAAAGTGATACCGTGGGCAATGCAAAAAAACCTGAACAGGATGGTACCCACCGAGGAGCATTCGAAAAAAATAAAAAGAAAATATATGCGACTCAAACAGTGTGCGGCATCTGCGGAAAGCCGGTGGATAGAAATTATAAATATCCCCACCCGTTGTCGCCGTGTATTGACCATATAATTCCTGTCGCCAAAGGTGGACACCCCAGTGATCTGGACAACCTGCAGTTAGCGCATTGGACTTGCAACCGACAGAAATCAGATAAGTTGCTTACAAAGGTAGTCCAGAAAGAACAGGAGATAATCAGCAATCGAATTTTACCCCAGTCAATGGACTGGAAGACCTACCGAGGATAGGGGGGTATACCACCCCATCCCCTGTTGCGCATGTGGTTCACGCCGTCACTACGAAAAAAAACACACGCAAAGTCTTGTACGGGCTTTTCGAAATAAAGGAGACCGATAAATATGGCTTACATGGGTATTGAATATTTGCGCAGAAAACTACAGTCAAAGCAGAATCGAGTACGTACCAGGTACGATTACTATGAGATGAAAAATGCCATGAGAGACTTTAATATCACAACCCCTCCACAGTTATCTTGGATTAAGAAGACTTTGGGTTGGTGCGGGAAAGCGGTTGACAGCTTGGCAGACCGGTTAGTGTTTCGCGAGTTCGAGGATGATAATTTCGAACTAAATCAGATTTTTCAGATGAACAATCCGGACACGCTGTTCGATAGTTCGGTTTTGTCAGCTCTGATCGCTTCCTGTTGCTTTGTTTACATATCGGCTGACAGGGAGGGATATCCCAGATTGCAGGTTATTGACGGGGCAAATGCTACAGGCATCATCGATCCGATCACAGGATTACTCACGGAAGGATATGCGGTGCTTGAGAGAGAAGACAGCAGTAATCCACTCAGCGCACCAACGTTGGAAGCGTATTTTATTACCGGGCGGACGGATTATCTGAGAAAAGGGGAGCGGAGGGTACAGAGCATAAGAAACGATGCGCCGTATCCACTTCTGGTACCAATCATTTACCGTCCGGATGCAGTTCGTCCATTTGGTCATTCCAGAATTAGCCGATCTTGCATGGATATTATGCAGTCGGCATTGCGAACCCTTAAGCGGTCAGAAATTAGCGCAGAATTTTACAGCTTTCCGCAAAAGTATGTGACCGGTCTTTCGGAAGACGCTGAGCAAATGGAAAAATGGAAAGCATCAATGTCCAGTTTTATTACATTCACCAAGGACGAAGAGGGCGAATCACCTAAACTGGGACAGTTCACACAGCAGAGCATGAGTCCTTACACCGAGCAGCTTCGCACTCTAGCGGCATTGTTTGCTGGTGAGACTGGATTGACACTTGACGACTTGGGATTTGTTACAGACAATCCGTCTAGTGCGGAGGCAATCAAAGCCAGCCACGAAAACCTTAGATTATTGGCAAGAAAAGCACAGCGGACCTTCGGAAGAGGATTCTTGAATGTGGGATATTTGGCCGCCTGCGTCCGAGACAATTACCAATATCAGCGGCAGCAGCTGTATCTGACAAAATCCACGTGGGAGCCTGTATTTGAACCGGATGCAGCGATGTTGTCCGGTATTGGAGATGGAGCTGCTAAAATCAATCAGGCGGTCCCCGGATATTTTGGTGCCAAGAATCTCAGAAATCTAACGGGAATTGATGCAGAAACATGAGGTGGGCGTTATGACGGATATCGCACCACAATTACTGGAAGAATTGCAAAGTGCTTTCAGGGAAGAGATTGGGAATAATTCAAAAATAAAGGCACTGTATGCGGTGATTCAGGGTGGAAACGCTACATACATCGATGCGGAGGAATATGCATACGAAGTAGGGAAGGCATTAGCAATCGTGTTTAGTGATCATCTGTCTTCCGCGGTCTTGCCCGAAGGTCAGATGTTCTACAATATTGCAGAAAGAGTTATACGGCCACTATTGGAAGAGGATCATGATTTGGTTTCTGATGCGGCAACAACAGTGCAACAGATGCTCAACCGGAAAGCCGGACTTGGCATTAAGGCACAGACTGTACCGGTGAATGCGGACCGCATCGACGGCATTATCAACAGGGTTTCGTCAGCAGCACAATATGACGATGTAACATGGATATTGGGCGAGCCGATAATTGCGTTTTCGCAGTCAGTTGTTGAAGAGGTTCTAAAAGCAAATGTGGATTTTCAAGGAAAATCTGGACTCCGCCCCAAAATAATTCGCAAAGCAGAGCACAAATGCTGTGAATGGTGTTCAAATCTGGAAGGGGAATATCAATATCCAGAAGTGCCGGAAGAAGTTTACCGTCGCCATCAGCGATGCCGTTGTACGGTGGATTACGATCCGGGAGAAGGAAAAAAATATCAGAATGTACACTCAAAACAGTGGAAAGATGCCAATGAAAGTGCTAAGATAGAAGCGAGAAAAAAAGTCGGCCTCGGCAGTAAGATAACTGAGCTTCCGGCAGACAAAGAAAAGCGAATAATACAGGAAAATGGCCTGGGACTTGCTGATAGGATTGCTGATCATCCACAAATGCTTCAGGCATATACTCCGAAGGGATTAAAATCAGCCTTGGAAAGAGCTGGTTATGAAGTAAACGCATTGGGGCGCGGAAGATTGAAGGGAGTTGCTTTCGAGGATGGCGGTGGATACAGAGTGAATTTCGGTGGAGACCGGATATTGCAGTATCATCCGGCCGAGGGCAGCCATCATGAAGGCGAGTATTATAGAATATCATCGGGGAAAGGAGGGACGCGCCGATATGACAGAAAAGGAAACGAGAAGTCAAATCATAGAGAGAGTTAAGAGACTGGAAACACGTTTTGAGAGAAGATATGAAGTTGTTTCAAGTCCAGACCGAAAGAAATGTTTCCGTGTCAATGACGGAGAATACTTCATGGTCACCGGACTCACCGCTTTTGGCGGTGTCATAATAGAGCATGCATTCTCGAAGCAAGAGGCGGAGAAGAATCTGTTTGAAGACGGCGACCTCTTTTACTTAAATGAAATGGATGAAGATACGATGTTCAAAGCGATGATGCGGGAGATAGAGGATAATTGACAAACTAGGAGGGGTTATGGCAGAAGTGAGGAGAGGCCGCCAGACACCCACTCAATCCGTGGTACTTCCGTATACGGAAACAAAAGGCTTGGAAGCGGTTGAGACATATAATTCATCTGGGCGGACGGCGCAGGAATGGCAGGAATTGCTTCTGGCAGATATTTTGGCGGTCAATGACGATGGTCTGTGGGTACATACACGATTTGGCTATTCAGTGCCACGACGAAATGGAAAAAATGAAGTAGTGGTGATGCGTGAAATGTGGGGCTTAAAGGCGGGTGAACACATTTTACACACAGCTCACAGAACAACAACTACACATAGTGCATGGGAACGGCTTCTGGATTTGCTTGAAAAAGCAAAAATAGAGGTCGTTTCTTCGTATAAGGCTTTTGGAAAAGAGTGCATTGAAATTGCTGGTGGAGGGAAGATTCAATTCCGAACCAGAACTTCAAAAGGCGGCTTGGGCGAAGGTTTTGATTTGCTGGTTATTGATGAAGCACAGGAGTATCAAGATGATCAGGAAACGGCACTGAAATATGTGGTTTCTGACAGTCAGAATCCTCAGACAATTTTCTGCGGGACCCCGCCAACACCAGTCAGCTCCGGAACGGTATTCACCAAGTTTCGAAACGCAACGCTGGCCGGAGAAAAAGAAAATTCTGGCTGGGCTGAATGGTCAATAGAAAATCAAGCGGATCCTCGCGACAAAGAATTGTGGTACGAAACAAATCCATCGTTGGGTACAGTTCTCACGGAAAGAAAGATTTTGGATGAGATAGGATCTGATCCGATTGATTTTAACATTCAGCGTCTGGGACTTTGGATTCGTTATAGCTTGAAGTCTGAAATTAGTGAAGCTGAGTGGGCTGAACTGAAAGTCGATGCGTTGCCTGAGTTAAAAGGCAAATTGTTTGTCGGCATCAAATACGGTGCGGATGGAGCTAACGTAGCCATGTCGATTGCCGTAAAAACTGCAAAAGGAAAAATCTTTGTCGAGGCAATAGATTGTCAGTCAACCAGAACTGGAAACGGCTGGATGTTGAGATTTTTGAAAGCAGCAGATGTGGCGAAGGTAGTCATTGACGGTGCCGGTGGTCAAAACCTGCTTGCTGAAGAAATGAAAGATAGCAAACTAAAGATGCCGACACTTCCAACGGTGAAAGAAGTTGTTGTGGCGAATGCGACATTCAAACAAGGCCTAGAACTGAAAACGCTCTGCCACGCAGGGCAACCGTCTCTTGCGCAGGTGGTCAGTAACTGCGAAAAGCGGATGATTGGCACCGGCGGAGGATTTGGGTACAAATCGATCAAAGAAGAAGTAGACATTGCTTTGATGGACAGCATGATTTTAGCACACTGGGCATGTAGTGTGAACAAAGAAAGAAGAAAACAAAAAATCAGCTATTAAGGACGGCTCTTTCCTAGAGCTGTTTTTTAATACACAAAATACCGATACCACCGGGTTAAGTGGGGAAAGGAGTTTCACAATGAGTGAGTTTAAACCAATCGAAACACAGGATCAGTTTGACGCCATGATTGGCGAGAGACTGAAGAGGGAGAGAGAGACTATCAAGAAAGAATTTGAAGGCTATCTTTCTCCGGAAGATGTAACAAAAAAGTATGCCGGATATTTGTCGCCGGAAGATGTAGCAAAAAAATACAAAGGCTATCTCTCTCCGGAAGAGGTTGCAAAAAAGGATGCGCAGATTAAGGGTTACGAGTCGTCCTCGGTAAAAACACGGATTGCCCATGAAATGGGTCTGCCTTACGAACTTGCAGCGAGACTTTCTGGCGAGACGGAAGAGGATATCCGCAAAGATGCGGAAGCACTTTCTAAGGTAATCGGGCAGCAGGAAGCGCCCTTGGCATCAACTGAACGTGGCGTGCCGAAAGACAATAACACAAGAGTAGCACTTAAAGGAGTGCTTGATGGATTGAAAGGAGAATAAAGAATTATGGCAACTTCAAGAGGAATTATGTTTGACCCCAAGTTGGTAACCAGTTTAATTAACAAGGTAAAGGGTAAATCTTCCCTGGCGGTGCTGTGCAAACAGACCCCCATTCCTTTTAACGGACAGAAGGAGTTTACTTTTACGATGGACAACGAGATCGATATCGTTGCCGAGAATGGTAAGAAGAGCGAAGGCGGCTTTTCTATGGATCCTGTAATCATCGTGCCGATTAAATTCGAGTACGGCGCTCGTGTTTCTGACGAGTTTTTATATGCAACCGAGGAAGAGCAGCTGGATATTCTGGCAGCATTTACCGAAGGTTTTGCGGCAAAGGTAGCTCGCGGTCTGGATATCGCGGCTTTCCACGGAGTAAACCCCCGCACTGGTGAAGCATCCGCAGTTGTCGGCGACAACAACTTTGATTCCAAAGTTACCCAGAAGGTGACTTATGCAGCGGCAGCTCCCGATGAAAATTTAGAGGATGCA